ATACAAAAACCCCGCGCATTTACCAGATTGTCACTCGGTCCAAAGGATCACTACGGGCTGCCGTAAGTTCTTGTTAAACAATAAGTTATGCCCGCGAAAATATCGGAAATAAGTTTTGATATTATGTCAACTCCAAAACAAAACACTTTTGGATTTTATGACCTGGACGAATCGGCCAGCCAGCGAGAAAAGGACCGGGTAAAAAAAGCCCAGGCCCGGCTGGCCGAGCGGGCGATCGTGATCCCCCCGATCAAAAATCTGCGGCGGCGCCGGCGTTGCCAGAACCGGCCCGAGCTATTTTGTCGAACCTATTTCCCCGAGGTTTTTTATAACACCTTCACCCGTGATCAAAAAAAGATGGTCGCCGGGATCGTCGATCGAATCCGCCACGGCGGATATCAGGCGATCGCCGCGGCCCGCGGGGACGGTAAGTCATCGATCGCCAAGTTTGTTGGCGGTATCTGGGCCACCGCCTACGGTCATTTAAAATATATCGTGCTGTTGGGCGCCAATGCCACCTTTGCTGAAGCGATGCTGAAAGACATCAAAACCCATATCGAATTTTCCGATCTGATGCTGGATGATTTTCCCGAGATATGCGCCCCGATCCGGGCCCTGGAAGGTGCCGCCCAGCGGGCCCAGAGTCAGAACTTCGAAGGGGTCCGGACCCGGTTGCAATGGTCGGGAAAAGAAATTGTTTTTGCCCAGGTCAAAGGATCGCCGGCGGCCGGGGCGGTGATAACTACCCGCGGGATCGATGCGGCGATCCGGGGTCTGGTTCGCCAGGGCCGCCGGCCTGACCTGGTAATCGCCGATGACATCGAGACCCGCGAATCAGCCCGGTCTCAGACTGAGACCGAGGCCCGCAAGGCCACCTTGCAACAAGATGTCCTGGGCCTGGCCGGGCCGGGCAAGCAAATGGCGGTAACCTACCTTTGCACGATCATCAAAATCGGATGTCTGGCCGATCAGTTTTCCGATAAAACCCAAAACCCCGCCTGGCATGGCATTCGTCAAAAGCTGTTAGTCAGGCCGCCGAACGACAAGGAGAAGTGGGATAAATATATAGAGCTCCGCCAGCAGGACCAAATGAACGGCGATGCCACCGGTCGGACGGCGCTGAAGTTCTACCGTCGGCATCGCAAGGTCATGGACCAGGGCGCCAAGATCAGCAACCCGCACCGGTTCATTCACAAAAAGCTACCCGGTAAAAAGGGTTATCTGGAAATATCGCCGTTTCAGCACTGTTATAATCTGATCGCCGATATGGGCTGGGACAATTTCGCCACCGAATACCAAAACGCCCCGCCGGCCGATAGTGGTCCTGAGACCACCGGCGTCAACGTGGCCAACGTTTGCAATAAGATCAATCACCTGGACCGCGGCCTGGTGCCCCCGGGCACCAAACTCTTAACGGCCTTTATCGATGTCGGCGGCCGGCTATTGCATTGGACGGTTGTCGCCTGGCGTTCTGATATGGCCGGGGCGGTGATCGACTATGGCACCGAGCCGGTCCACTCTCCGCACACCGGCAAGATCACCGCCAAAGAAAACGTCAAGGCCACGCAAGAGGCAATCCTGACCGCTCTAATTGAATGGCGGGATCGGCAGGCCGCCACCGGCTGGCCCGAGACCGACAGCGACCAGCCCCGGCATATCGACATTTGCCTGGTCGATTCAGGCTGGATGCCCGATCCGGTTTATACCTTTTGCCGCTCGGTCCCCGCCGATCTGTACCGCCCAGCCAAGGGCCTGGGCTCCAACCAACTGGCCGGCCGCTATCGAATCCCAGCCAAGAAGGGATCACCCCGCCGGCACGGTTCCCATTGGCACATGACCCGCCCGTCGAACGAGGCACCCTGGCTGATTAACCTGGATTCCGACTATTGGAAAAATTGGGTCCATACCGGGATGCTGACCCCGATCGGTCAGGCCGGAGCGATCTCTTTATTCGGCACCGAGCCGGTCAAACATCGAACCTGGGCCGAGCAAATCTGTGCTGAGATATGGACCCGTGAGTTCAAACCGGGCAAGGGCTGGTCAGAGGGTTTCCAGGTCCACAGCAAACATAATCATTTTTTGGACACCCTGGCCGGGGCCGCGGCGGCCGCCGCGATCCTGGGCCTCTCGGCCCTGCCCAAGACCAAACCCGCCGACACCAAAAAGATCAAACTATCAGAACTCCAACAACAAAAACGACAAAAGAAATGATTCTACGTGGGTTTTTTGCGATATGCTTCGCATTGCTTGGCATATATTCATTGAACCTTGGCCACTCCATGAGCGGCGGCGTGTTGATAGGGGTCAGCATTCTCATCCTGGCGTCTGGCGGGGATAAAAATGAGCGAAACACCAAAGAAAAAACAAGATAAAGAACCCCCGCCTTGTCTGTATTTGCGTACATGTTGGCCGGATGGTGGCCCATGCAAACTAATAAAGACCTGCGTGACATATTCGCTGTTCTGCTGGGATTTAAAAAAGAGACCCAAATGACCATTAAAATTATTCGGGGTGACTGTTTAGAGGTAATGCGGGGTAATGGGGATTTACAAAGCCGACGGGAAGCCGCCCTGGGCGTCGAAGATCAACCTCTATTCGCGGGGGTAAATAATGGCTAACGGGATCGAATGTCCGCGGTGTGGCTGCCGGGACTTACGGGTCTCGCATACGATTAAACTGAGCAAGGGGACCCGACGCTATTCGATTTGTCGGCACTGTGGCAAGCGGGTCCGAACCCTGGAAAAACCGGACCCCTCAGAGGCCGCTGGCGGGCCGATCAGGGGCGGGGATGATGTCTGATACCTCTTTTTTTGTCTTTTTTTGAAAAATTATGGTCCTACCATGCTACATGTAGCATAGTATTTCCGACCGGTCGGTTTTTTTTGCTTGCTTTTGGCTTTTTTGAATGCACACTTATTATATGAGCAATCAAACGATAATTGATGCGATCGACGCGGCGATCGAGGCCTGGGCCGGTCAGCCGATCAGTATGTCCATCAATGGTCAGGTCACCACCTACCGATCTCTGACCGATCTGCTCGCGGCCCGCACCTACTATGCGAATTTATTGCGGACCACCGCCGGCGGCCAGGCGTTCCAGTTGCATCGCATAAAGGCGGGTTCATAACATGGGAACCCTCGACAACAATGTACTACTGGTCATGCCGGGGTCGGCTGACCCCTTGCCGGCCCAGCCAAAAAACCAGGGCCTGGCCGCCCGCCGGCATTACCGCAATTATGCAGCCGCCCAGACCGATCGTCATAACGAAAATCATTGGTCGAGGGCCGATGACTCGGATGCCAACGCCCTGATCACCGCTGATCTGGGCAAACTGCGCAACCGCGCTCGTTACGAGGTTCGCAATAACACCTATGCTAAAGGAATTGTCGATACGCTGGCAAACGACATAATCGGCCCCGGGCCCCGCTTGCAGATTCTAACAGATAATGAAAAATTTAACCGCACGGTCGAAGAACGCTTCACTGACTGGACTATGCACTGCGATTATCTGGGGATCGGCAGCCTGGCCGACCAGCTCCGCCTGGTGATCCTGCAACTGTGCGAATCGGGTGAGGCCCTGATCGGCAGCCAGACGGACAGCGAGGCCAAGGGTGGTAATGTTGGTTATCGACTTCTTATGATCGAGCCGGATCGCTTGGCCACCCCCTGGAAATTTTTGAACAATCAAAAAATCCGCGACGGGATCGAGGTCAACGAGTTGGGCAAGCCGATCGCCTATCATATCAATCAAAAACACCCGGGTAGCAAAGACATCTGGTCGGCGGCGGTCCTGGGCGAATTCGACCGAATCGATGCCGATCAGATCATCCATATATTTCGCCAGGATCGACCCGGCCAAAATCGCGGTGTCCCCTGGCTGACCCCGGCGTTGCCGCTGTTTGCCAAATTGCGGAGATACACCCTGGCGGTAGTCCAGGCGGCCGAGACCGCCGCGGACCTCGCCGCGGTCATGAAAACCAACAGTCCTGACCTCAATGTTGAAACCGATATTGAAAGCATGGATGAAATCGAAATCCCGCGTGGTACGATATTATCCCTGCCCGCCGGTTGGGACACCTTTCAGTTCAAGGCCGAGCAACCCTCGTCAACTTACAAGGAGTTTAAGGCCGAGATAATTAACGAGATCGCGCGCTGTCTTAACATGCCCTACAACGTGGCCGCCGCCAACAGTGCCGGCTACAATTACGCCAGCGGCCGGCTGGACTGGCAGGTATATTTTCGTTCGATTCGGACCCTGCAACGCTGGATCGAGCTGCGAGTCTGTGAGCCGATCCTGGCGGCCTGGCTGACCGAGGCCCGCTTGTACCGCGGCCTGTTACCGATGGCCTTAGTCAAGAAAATCAAAACACAATGGTTCTGGCCGGGCACCGAGCACGTCGATCCACAAAAAGAGGCCAATGGTCAGAAGACCCGCCTGGCGAATTTAACGACCAACCTGGCTGAGGAGTGGTCCCGGCAGGGCAAAGACTGGAAAAAACAGATCGCTCAGCGTGCCAAAGAAGTGGCCTACTGTGAGGAGCTGGGGCTCACGGCCGAGCCGCCCCCCCCGGTCGATAATCAGGACCAGATCAATAATCAGGACCCGGTCGATCAGACCGCCGCCGGCGGTAATAAAAAAAAGGAAAACGCGGCATGAAAAGATCAAAAATAAAAGCTACCCAAATTAAGACCATCGACACCCGCGGTCAGATGCACCGGGACCTGACTTGCCGTAATTATTCATATCGGGCCGAATCCTTAAACGAAAAAGAGAGATCGGTCGAGGCGGTGATCGCCACCGAGCAACCGGTTGAGGTCTTCGATATGCGCTCCTGGTCGCCGGTTCGCGAAATACTCCTAACCGCCGGCGCCCAGCTCCCCGACAAGGTTCCGTTTTTAGACTCCCATGACCGCGGTTTGCTGGCCGCCCAGATCGGATCGACTGTCGATCTCCGTGTCGAAGGTGATAAAATAGTCGCAAAAAACATCTTTGCTAACACCCCCGAGGGCCAGCGTGCCTGGACCCTCACCCAAGAGGGGCATCTCAATACTAATTCGATCGGTTATCGAATCTTAAAGGGCGGGGCAATTACCATCGAGCCGGGCAAATCCCGGACCGTCCGTGGCGTTCTTTATACCGCCGACGATGATATGCCCCTGCGAATCACCACCAAATACCAAATTATAGAGAACTCGGCGGTGATTATACCCGCCGATGACCAGGCGACAAATCGGACGGACAATAACGCCGAAAAAATTATCCACTCTACCGAACATTGGAGAAAAAAAATTATGTTTGAGAAATGGCTAAAAGAACGTGGTATCGACCCTGAATCCCTCTCCGAAGCCCAACGCTCAGCCCTGGCGGCTGACTTTGAATTGATGGGAGAAAAAGTTGATAAAACCTCCGAAACAAAACCCGCCGCCGTTACCGCCGCCGACCGGATCGCCGCCGATAAGAAGGTCGCCGAGGCCGCCGTCGCCGCCGAGATCGATCGACAAAAACAAATCCGCGATTTGGCCGGTGCCGATATTTCCGGTGAAATACTCCAGCGATGCCTGGAAGATCAGCAATGCAGCGTCGAAGATGCCCAGGGCATCTTTCTCAAGGAAGTACGCGCCAACAAATCGCCCCTGGGGTCCCCGGCAATCATCACTAACAGCCGGGCGGCCGTGGCTGAGGACCTCGAATGTGCCATGCTTTTACGGGCCGGTTGTGATGATGAATTTTTGATAGAGCAGTACGATGAGCAGCGTTGCGAGACCGCCGATAAGTTTCGCGATCTGTCGATGACGGACCTGGCGGTCCGATCCCTACAACTCGAAGGTTTACAGGTTCCCCACGGTCGTGAGGCAGTGATCAGGGCGGCCTTTTCGTCCTCGACCTTACCACAATTACTCGGGGCGGTGGCCAATAAGGCCGCCCTGCGCGGCTATAACCTGGCCAGTGCCACCTGGCGAAAATGGTGCTCCGTCGGCTCGGTCAATGACTTTAAGCTCCAGACCCGGGTCCGTATGACCGATACGGGCTCCCTGGAACTGGTGGGCAATAGCGGCGCAGTCAAACACGGTACCGCCCAGGAAGAGTATGAGACCTTCAAAATTGGTACCTACGCCAAACAATTCGGCGTCACTCGCCAGGACATCATTAACGATGACCTGGGCGCCTTTACCCGGACCCCACAAGCTATGGGTAATCGGGCCGGTCAGACGGTTGCCAACCTGGTCTATACCCACTTGCTGGCTAATGGGGCCATGGTCGATGATTCAGTGGCATTATTCCACGCCGACCATAACAATCTGAATACCTCGACCGCCCTGGCCAAGACGGGCCTGGCCACGGCCCTGAAGGCTTTCCGCAAGCAAACCGACAAAGACGAACAGCCGATCGATGTCGAGCCGGCATATTTATTGGTACCGCCCGAATTGGAGATCACCGCCCGCGAGTTTTACACCGCTCCGCTACTGGTCGCTACCGGTACAGGTAATAGCGCTGCCCGGGCACCGGCGAAAAATGTTTTCGCCGGTATGCTCGAGCCGGTGATCGAGTCGCGCTTGAGTAATACGACCTATACCGGTTACTCAACTACTACCTGGTATGTCACCGGGCGGCCGGGTGACGTTGACACCATCGAGGTCAGCTTCCTGAACGGCAAACAGGCCCCGAGTGTCGAGCGTTATAATGCCGCACCCAATGGTCTGGGCGTGATCTTCCTGGTCTATATAGACGTCGGCGTCAAAGCCCTGGACTTCCGCGGGATGCAAAAGAATACTGCATAAAATACTCCTTTATTGTTTTTGCTCCCCGAGCGCTCCACCAGTTGGAGCGCTCGACTTTGAATTGAAAAACTAAAATTAAAACCATCAATAAAACGAGGTAGTTAAAAATGGCTAAACCAAAAGCTCAAAATTATCAAGAGGGATTGTACCTTGACTACACGGCCACCGGGGCGATAACCGGCGGGGACCCGACCCAGATCAGCGATGGGATTGTCGGTATCCCCACCAGCGACGCCGCCAGCGGTGATGTCATCGGTCTGTTAGTCGAAGGGATCATCAAAATCGAATGGGTCGCCCTGGCGGCCAACGCCGGCGATAATGTCTGGTATGACAACAACGGCAGCCCCTACGGCGGTGTTGCTTCGAGCGGCTGCGCCACCCCGGCCGCCGCCAGCGGCGACTTCTGGCTGGGGACCCTGGCCGTGGCCGCCGCCGCCACCGACACCCATGCTTACGTCAGGCTCAATAAGGTCAATCCCCAACTGCCCCACTGGCCTAACCGGGCCCACCTGACCACCGCGGCCGATCTGACCATGGTTGAGGCCACCCACAGCGGCGAGGTTATCCACGTCACCAAAGACGCCGGCACCGATACCAAGATCACCCTGCCGACCGGAGTGGTGGGTATGGAATACATTATTCAGAACGATGAGGTTGATGCTGGTAACGGCTGTGTAGTCGATCTGGATGGTAACGAGATAATCCGCGGGGCCAACCTGACCATCGCGGCGACCAAGACGGCGGTCAATACCAAGGCCACCAGTATCCGCGGTGATTATCTGCATTTGATCTGTACGGTCGCCGCCACCGCCTGGCGTTGCATTGAAAAACGCGGCACCTGGGTAACATCTTAAATTTAAACAAGCGACGCATTTGGCTTGCTTTCTTGTGTTTCCGTCCGGGGCCCCAGACCCCGGGCGGTTTATCTTAATTTTTGTGAGAGGTTATAATTATGGCAGCATTTACCAAAAATGACTGGGCCGAGGGCCATGCCTGGGGAGTTAATGCGATCTGTGCCGACGCCAGTGGCAGCGAGGAACTCAAGGCCGCCCCCACCGGCGGCCAGTCGTTATTCTTGAAAAAATTTATGTTCGATTCCGGGGAGCCGTCACTGTCATTTACTTTATTTGATGGTACCACCGCGATTATTGGCCCGATCGTCTTTGACGACCCCGTCGGCGCTCCGGTAATCTATGAACTGGAAACTCCGATCAAACTGACCAAAGAGACGGCCCTAAACTGTACCGCCACGGCCGGTAACGTTCATGTGATCGTCGAAGGTTTCACCATTTAATTTAGAAAGGCGGACGCGGTATGGCATTGTCCGAAGGCGATAAGGCGATCGTTATGGAAATGGTTCATTCTATTGTGACCGAGGTGACCGAAAAATTGATCAGGACCCATATCCAAACCTGTCCCCACGGCAAAAGCCTGATGGTATCAAAGGCCCTCTTAATTGGTTGCATGATCGGCAGTGGCCTGGGGGCCGGCGGGATTAGTGCCCTGGTGGTAAAACTATTGATGAGTACCTGAAATGTCAAGATTGCAAACCATAGCGGATAAACTTTACACCTACGCCCGGAACCATGACATGACCTCCACGCGGGTCGATAACGCAACCTGGCCGCAGGTCAAAAACCAACTGGGTAATGACTTCCCCGATAAGTTTTCCCATGCTGAATTACAGAAGGTTAAAAGATTGGTTGTGGAATCATTGCGCGATTTGGAACGGCGGGCAGTAAGGGACAAAATTAAAGCTCAGATAAAAACATGGCTGGATAATAACTATCCCGATTACGAGTTTGACTATGGTTATATAAAAGACAAGTTGCGCATAGAGTTATGGCCTTATGGTAAACCGATTGTGGCGGAGTCCGAATAATGGCGGGATTGATTGCTAAAGATACCTTACATTTTGTTGGCGGCCGTGGCACTTTAGCCGGCGACGCCGATGCCGGGGGCGGCTGCACCGAGGCTGCCTGGGATGCGTCTGGTTCCCTTAGCGATTTTATGGACACCAACGGGGAGCCGTGGACCAAGATAGACGATGACTCGGCGGCCGTGACCGACCGGGGCGATGGGAAGGTGCGGGTCACCAAGGCTAGCGCATTCGATCATACCGAGATTGTTGTCGGTACTATTGCCTATATTTATAATTATTCCGGCGGCACCGATGGGCGTTATGAAGTGTTGGCGGTCGATGTCAGTGACAATTATGTGGACCTGGACCTGACCCACGGCGGCGATGACGTGGCGGTATCATGTATTGTCGGCGGTGCCTTTGATACCCTACAGAACGCTATCGACAAAGCCGATGAAGCCGACAATGCTAATCGGTATCTCTGGAGCAACAAAGATGAGATACTCACGGCCGGGCTGGCCGTGAACATATCGGGCACAGTGGCAAAAGATTATCATGTATTTATCAAAGCGTTTCATACCACGCCCGGCGATATGGATGGACCCGATGGCACATATTATGGCGGGGCTATCAATGCCTTTAATGATTACAACAGCTACCCGCTCCGAAATTCAAATGCGGCCTGGGGGGTCATTGACGGCGACGGGGGTTCGTATGATTTAATCGATAATAACAAACAACACAATGTTCACTGGCATAATTATCACTTCAAAAACATCACCGGAACGCGATATTTATTTTACGGTTCAAGTGTTTCCGGCCCGACAAACGGCGGTGGGGTAACGAATTGTCGGTTTGAAGATACCAGTGCTACCGGGGCGGGCGTATATGGCAAGTTTAATGGCTTCTATGTGAATGATTGTTATTTTGGTGACACTCAATATTACGGTTCTTATTTTGACAGCTCATCGAACGGTGTTTCCATAAGCAACTCGATATATGATATGGGAAATACCGCCAATGATCGTTGTGTGCATATAGACGGAGCTGGGGCAACAATAAAAAATTGTCTGTTTTTGAACGCAAATTATGCAGGGGTCAGATATAAAGGCAACGGTCTTTGCAATGTTTATAACAATACTTTTTACGGCTGTGGTATGGCTTTTGATATTTCAGGAGCGAATTCAATTGGTGCAGCCTGGAACAATATTTTCGATATGCCTGCCATTGATGACTATGCCGTCAGAATTGACGATACGAATCTAGGGTCTTTGGCTTACTGTGATTATAATTGTGCTTACTCAACGGCGGCCGGGGCGGCGTTGACGATTCCTTATTACGATAAAACGAAAGATGCCGCTATCCCCCAGATCGGCAGTAACAATATTCAAAAAGACCCGATGTTTGACAATGCCGCCGGCGGTAATTTCGCCCTCGGGGCCCTGAGTCCCTGCCTCGGCGGCGGCGATTGTAATTTTATAGGATACCACAACAACGTCGGTTGTAACTTTGCCCAGCCTAAGGGGAACATGGGAATAGCAGGGGGGCTGACCGGATGACTTTGACCACTGCCAGAGCGGCCGCGGCCGATCACCTGCTAGCCGAGTTCGGCGAATCGGTCACTTATACCCCCACCGGCGGGGCCCCGGCGGCCCGCTCGATCACCGCCGTAATCGATCGGCGCCAGCCGGGCCCCCTCGACGGTGTCCCACATGGCGGCGGTCCGGACCTGACCGCCACGGTCAAAAACGATGTTACCACAGGGATCACCGCCGCCGAGGTCGATACTGGTGGCGATACAATTAGTGTAGCCCGCCGGATCGGAGAGACCCCGGTTGCTCGTCGGATTACTAAAATAATCAGTCAGGATAGCGCAATGCTGACTTTGGAGCTGCGCTGATGGAAGTTGAGATTAAATTTGATAAAAAGAAACTGGCTCGCGTCCAGGCGCTTCTTAAGGGAATCCCCGGGGCCCTGCCCCGGGTAATGTCCCGGGCGATCAATAAAACCACACTAGCCGCCCGCACCCGGATCGTCCGGGCGATCGCCGCTGAGATCAAGGTCAAGCAAAAGACCATCCGCCAGCGGATCAGTCTGGACCGGGCCACCTACACCCGCTGGCAGGCGAAACTCCATATCACCGGCCGCCGAATCCCGCTGATTTATTTTGGTGCCCGACAAATGGCCGGCGGTGATATCCGCTACCAGATCAATCCGACCGGCGGCCCGACAACGATATCCTACGACAAAGAATCGAACCCGGTCTTTATTGGCACGCTAAAGAGCGGCCACCGCGGGGTATTTCGTCGCCTGGGCAAACGGTTACCGATCACCGAACTGTTTGGCCCCTCGATCCCGGCGGTCTATGAAAAGGCCCCCGGCCTGGCGGCCCGGATGCTCAAAGAGGCCTATCGCGATCTCGACAAAAATATAGACTATCAACTAGAGCTGGTCTTTGCCCGGCGGAGGGCCGCCGGATGACCACCCCGATCGTCGAATCTATTATCGCCAACGTTGCCACCAACATCGATCTGGTCACCGTGGCCAATGGCTTCAATCAGACCCTCAACGCGGTCCGGTCCAGGCGGCAGGACTTTTCCGATGTGGCGGCGGCTAATTACGATGTCCTGATCGTAATGACTGGCCTCGACAGTATCGAGGGCGCCGCCATGATGGAGACCTGGAGCCTGGAGCTGATCCTGGTCTGTTTTGTGATCGAAAGCGACGCCACCTCAACTTCGATCGAAACGACCTGTAACAAGGTCGCTAGTGATATTTACAAAAAATTAATGGCCGACGTGGAACGGAGCTCCCTGGCCATCGATACGGTAATAACCGAACAGACTATATTTAACGATGGGGCCGGCTGGTCCGGGATCGCCCTGGCGGTCTCAATCGAATTTAGACACGCCGTCGGTGACCCGTACCCGCCGGCATAACAAAAAAAACAGGAGATTATAATCATGGCACTTTCAGCCCCCCTACTCACCCGCAAACGAGTGATCCAGGTCAAGGTCGAGACCACTAAAGGGACTTTGATCGCCGTCGATACCGACATCCTGGCCTTCAATCAATCCCTCACCCCGGACCTCAATTTCACTTCCCGCAAGGCCGCCGGCAAGTTCCTGGGCCATACCTCTTCGGGTATCATCGACGGGCCCCGAGCCGGAAAGTGTTCCTTCGATGTCGAACTCCGCCCCACGGCGGGGGCGGCCCTGGACCTCGGCCTGGTGGCCCTCTTAACCGCCTGCGGGGTCAAGCAGGACGCTGAGGTCTATAAACCCACGTCCGTCCATGCGGATCAGAAAACCGTCACGATCGCCGCCTTTGAGGATGGCAAGAAAAAACAACTAGTTGGGGCAATGGGGAACGCCAAATTTAGAGGCGTCGCCGGAGAGCGGGTCTGGATCAATTTCGAATTCACCGGCATCTGGCAGGCCCCCGCCGATGGCGCCCTGCCCACCTGGGCCCCGACCTCGGTGTTACCGCTCAAACTGGACAACGCCAGTGGCGCCTTTACCCTGGCTACCGAGGCCCTCAAGATCAATACATTCGAGTTCGATCTGGGCAATCAGGTCATTTTGCGGCCCGATGCCGCGGCCGCCGGCGGCCTGGCCTACGCCATGATCACCGATCGGGACCCCACCTGGACGATCGATCCGGAATCGGACCTGGTGGCCGGGTACGATATTTTCGGAGACTTTCTGGCCGGCACCGAGGTGGCCCTGGCCCTGACCGTGTCCAACGGGACCCGAAACATGGCCTTTGCGGTGCCCAAATTCCAGTACCGCTCGATCGATCCGGGCGATCGTGAAGGTGTCCAGACCGACGAGGTGGTTGGCCAGTGTAATATTGACAATATAGATAACGGCGACGATGAATGGTCCCTGACCGTAACCTGACAGACCCACCAGGGGGCCCCAGCCGCCGCCGGTGCCCAAAGCGGGGCCTGGCTTGACTTTTTGGGTCGTTATTTTATCCCCGGGCCGTCCGGGGGGATTGTGAGCGTTTTTATGGCAACAACTACAAATTTTAAAACTATCAGGGCCGCGATCGAAAAACGACACGGCGGGGCCAAAAACCTCGACGATGACCGGATCATGATCATCTGGAATTCGATCGACCCGGCGACCCAAAAACTATATCTCAAAGACGAAAGGAAAGCTGATGCCCATAACACTAGACCCGCAAACGACTTATCCGGTAGTTCTGGCCACTGACCGGGCCAAAAAACATCCGCCGACGTTCATTTATAGATATCTGAACGGCCGGCAATGGAAAAAACTGGCCGCCGTTAGTGATGATTTAGACCAGATGATCACCGGCGTCGGGGCGATCGATGCGGTCTATCGGATCATCGAGGTTGGCCTGGTTGGCTGGGAAAATCTCAACAATCGGGCTGATGAGCCGATCATCTTTGACAAAGATCATCTCGAACTCGATGAGATATTAACCCCGGCCGAGGCGGTCGAGATCATGCAGGCGATCATGGCCCAAACGCCCTCGATTGATGATAAAAAAAAATTAGAGTCGCCGTCGCCTTCCGATTCGGACAGATCTGCAAAAGTTGCCCCGGACCTGGAAAATGCCGAGACCAACCCAGCGGACACTCGCCCGTCGGGTTTCCCTGCGTAGTCTGTGGCGGCGGCGGTTGTGATTATTGCGATAATCGCGGTGATTTTGACCTGACCGTCTGTCCGTTGGATTATGTTGATCGTGAGACCTTCGAGATCATCGAATATGCCGAGCTTTACGCCAAAGGCTTACCGCCGGTCACCGGCGGGGCCCTGGACCAGAGCCACGGCTTCTTGACGGCCTGTAAATTCATATTTGGAGAACAGAATAAATGGAAGGCAAAACTCGGAATCTTGAGCTAGTTAGTAGAGAGTATGGCCTCCACAGAATCAACTACGTCTCGCATGGAATCAAAAAAAATTGTCAGACATTCCGATTCTTCGTGATTCACGGAATAGAAACCTTGGTTTTTATGTTTAGTAATCATATCAATAATACATTCGGGGGGCTGGTAACTGTTGGTTTTCGCTTTTTTGCTTTTGATGAATTGTTTAATCTGGGAGATAAACCGATCATCCATTTTATCACCAACATACCAAGAGCCATGCGGCCGATCAAGTTTTTCACTGTTAATGTTTTCTGCCGAGGTATCCGCCAGGGCGTCCTGAAACTCTCGCATCGCCCCGGCAACATCAATCTTGACCGGTTCAACTACCACCTTAACCCGGTAATTACCTACCAGAAAACCACCGGCGAAACAGAGAATCCCGACAACAACCGCGATAATAATCGTCTTTTGCATGGCTTTTGCTCCTGTGTTTTTTTGATTAACCATAACTATTATAGCCGGCAGGCTGCGCGATGACAAGGAAAAAACAGCATGGCAAAAAGAAAACATTCGATTGATGTTCTGATCAAGGCCCGGGATGAGGCGAGCAAAAAGTTTAACAAGATCGGCGGGTCCGCAACCGGCATGGCCTCAGCCCTGAAAAAGGCCGCCGCCGCCGCGGCGGTCTATTTTTCCGGCCGGGCGGTCAAACGATTTATGGAGGACGCCGTCAAGCTGGCAGCCGTCCAGATCAGGTCTAACGCCCTGCTGGCCCAGTCGATGAAAAATACCGGTAACTATTCGCGTGAGGCCTTTAAAGACCTCCAGGACTTTGCCAGTCAGGTCCAGAAGGTTACCGTCTATGGCGATGAGATGACCGAGTCGCTCATGTCGATGGGATTGAACCTGGGGATATTACCCAGCCAGATCAAAGAGGCAGTCAAAGGTGCCTATGGTCTCCAGGCCATGTTTGGCGGCCGGATGAAGCCGGAGATGGCCCTGCGTTATATCGCCCAGGCATTTAAGGGCGAATATGCCAGCTTATCGACTTATATCGTGGCCTTGCGTACCGCCAATACTGAGGCCGAAAAACACGCGATCTTAATGAAGGCTATGGCCGATGGTTACAAATTAGTCCAGGTCAACGCCCGCACGGCCCTGGGCCCGGTCGAGCAGATGAAAAACACCCTCGGCGATGTCGTCAAGGAAGCGATCGGAGCGGCTTTTTTGCCCTGGGTACAAAAGTCGGCCGATGCGATCAAGAGGTGGGCTGAGAATAACCAGGAACGAATCCGGGTCTTTGCTGAAAAAGCGGCCGCTTATATGACGTATTTTAAAGATGTGGTGATGTCGATCGTCGATGCGATAAAGACCGATTGGAAGGGGTCCTTCACCTGGATGTGGGATTCATTTCTGGAGCTGATGAAAGCGGCCATGGAATCGGCCATTGATCTGGCCCTCGCCGGCGGCAAGGGAATCTGGGCGGCTCTTAAAAAGGGTCTTACGGCGCCCCTGGGGGCAAGGATACAAAAGGTCCGCGAAAACGCGATCCTTAAGGGTGAATTTAAGACCCGGGATGATATGTTTGTACAAAAATGGAATTCAAAAACCGCCCGCTATGAACGGCAATCAGAATACACAGAATACGGGAAAACCGTCGAGCGGCGGGCTCGAGAGGGATTAGCCGCCGAGGCGGCGGAGGAAAGCAAGGGGATTATTAAATCTGCTATTTCGTCAATATCGGAAACCTGGTCCGCGGCGATCAAGAAGATCACCGACACGATGCCCGAACAAATGAGGGCTGACTTACAGACCGCCGCGGCCAAGCGTAACCGGGCCCTGATAGCCGCCCTGACTCCCTCAAAACCGCCTGGCGGTGAGCGTTATATCGGGCCGCTGGCCCGGGCTGGCGGTGCCGGCGGTGCCGTGGCGGCCTTCACCCTGGCCGATTTGCTCAGACAGAAACTGGCCCCCCAGGAGTCGCGGTTCCTGCAATATGGCAGCCGCCGTGACCCGGCCGTGGAAACCGCCCAGGGCGTCAAAAAAATGGTCCAGTTATTGCAAAAGATTGACAAGAACACCGAAGACCTCGAACCGGACAGGCTGGGACAAGATTTCGAGGGGAGTAATTTTTAATGGCGGATATTGATGTCAAAGAGGACCCCACCAAACGCCGCACGAGCTGGTCGGTCAGTGGCGGCCTGACCCATACGCAGGTCTGGACGGTTCTGTTCTCCAAGGGCTTTGACCCGAAGGCCGCGGCGGTCATCGTCCAGGATAGCCACGGCATACCAGCCAGGTTTTCGGCCCACCCCAACGCCCCCTATATTGCGGTTACCCAAAAGAATGCACGGGCGATTTCCCCCCATTATTACGAGGTCGAGGTCATATATGAGTCAATGCAGAGCACCGCGACGAATTGGAAGGTGTCGCGGCATTTTGCGACGTCCAGCGAGCCGATCGATCAGGATATTGATGGCATTCCACTCACTAATAGCGCCAATGAATTTTATACCCCCCCGATGATGCGGGAATTCAAAGACCTGGTCCTGGTCTTCGAGAAAAAGCTGATCGGCTTTGACGATAATCAGGCCCTCGAATATATAAACACTGTCAACAGTGATCGCTTCTGGGGGTTTCAACCAGGCCAGTGTCGGATAATAACCTATGAAGGATCGCCTGTGAGCGGGAGCGGTTTGACCTGGATGGAATTTATGGTCCGGATTGAGATTCAATGCCGCCGGGACGGTTGGGAAAAACGAAGGCTCGATGAAGGTTATCGTAAAATTGTCGGCACGGTTACCGATCCGGATGATCCCGAATATGGGGCCATAACCTATAAGATGTTTCGGGAGCGGGATAAAAACGGTAAGGAAGGTAAAATACTAAACCAGCCTCGGTGGCTGGATGGTAACGGACAGGCCTTACCCAAAGGTGGGACGCCGGTTTATCTATATAACAAGATTTTTCGAGAAACAAAATTCGCTAATTTAGGACTGGAATAATGAGTACCATAAGATGGACCGGCGCCGCCGAGGCGGTTGCCCAGGTCGATAAATTTACGCCGGCCAATGTCGAAGTTGATGATGTATTCACCCTGACCATTACCGCCGGCAGCGGTGATAGCCACGCGGTGTCATTTACCGCCACCGCCGCTACCGTGGCCAATGTCACCGCCGGTCTGACGGCCGCCTGGAACGCCGATACCCACGAGCTTTGTACCCCGATCACCGCGTCCGATCAGACGACCTACATGGACCTGACCGCCGATGTGGCCGGTAATGCCTTTTCCGTGGCGGCCAGCACTACCGAAGGCGGTGGCAATGACACCCAGACACTTACTAGAGCGGCGGTCACCGCCTCGGCCGGGCCCAAGAGCTGGGACGTGGCGGACAACTGGGACACCGGGTCCCTGCCCGGCGGCGGGGCCGGGGAGGAGGTATATATTGAGGATGCCAATGACGATATAATTTATGGCCTCGATCAATCCGGGATCGCCAATACTTTGGCCAGTCTTAATATCGGCCAGTCATTTACCGGCTCGATCGGCCCTAACGGGGACGATGGTTTCGCCGGCGATTACCTCCAAATCAAGGCCTCGGCCCTCAATATCGGCTACCATAACGGGCCGGGAACGCCCAACGGGTCCGGGCGGCTCAAGATTGATCTGGGCGCCACCGCTTGCGCGGTCACGATCGATAATGCCGGGGCTGCCACCGATACCGCCAAACCCGCCATCCGGCTCAAGGCCAACTCTGCCAGCACTCATTTGTATATTCGCAAGGGCTCAATCGGGGTGGCCTTCGAGGCGGGCGAGACTACCACCATCGGTAACATCTATGTCGATTATGTCAGCCAGATCACGACCGATGCCAATGTCTATGTCGGCACCGGCGTAACCATGACCGGCCTGACCCAAAAGGGCGGCAGGGTCACGGTCGGCTGCGCCCTGACCACCGCGGGCATTTATGCCGGCACCCTGACCACCCACGGGTCGGGGACGGTAACGACCTATACCTGTCTGGGTGGCCTGCTGATCAGTAATTCGACCGGGACGATTACCACCCTGAATATCAGCAATGATGCCGAGGTCGATTTCACCCGCTCGGCCGTGGCCCGGACCGTGACTACCCTGGCGATCGACCCGGACGGTAAACTCAAATACGATCCCAACGTGATTATCCTGACTAATAAGATCGTGCCGATTAGTAATTCGGGGACCCTGACCTTCGAGGTGTCTTAAGGTGGGCAAGATTTTTCTAACCATTCGCGATCACGCCCGGCTCCGGCGGCTCGTCCGCTGGTTCGAGGGCAATCGTGATTTTACCCCCCCCCGCCGGCCGCCGGTCCTGGACAACTCCGGCAGTGAGATGAAGCTGTGGCGGGTGACCAGCCTGGCCCCCACCGGCTATTTTGCTTACTATACCTGCGTCGAGTGTAATTTCGACGCCACCTATTTTGGGACCTCGAATACCAATCCGATCGTCGCCGGTGATGACGCGGTGGTCGTTTTCAACATCGCCGAGGCGGGCGAAGCGAGTACCTCGGCCCTCAGCGTCGGCGATTACCTCCAGGGCCACGCCACCATTGACGACGAGGGCAATTTTATCAATTACGGCGCCCCGGTGAGTATCGCCGGCACCTTCCCCAACGCGATTACTAAATGGCGGTATAATGTATCTGGCGGAGAAGGCGGTACGCACAAATTCCAGATACAAACCGTCAATAACCCGGCCTGGGCGGATGTCACCGAGGGGGGCCAGCCGGAATCAATGTCAACGGTTATTGATTGCAGTGTCAACGTTGGTAATAAACAATTATTGCAACAAAAACGCACCGCAATTTATGTGTTGGAGGACGGGGACGCCGGGGCCGCCACTTCTTATCATACCGGCGATAGCTGCTGATGGGGATAGATATTGATGGGGATACAGTTTTACAATAACTGGCCAATTGGTAATAACGGCATCCTGTTTACAGTAACCGGGATTGCCTTCGATAGTGACTGTTGTTGCAACTGTCCGGGCGAATGCTGCAACAGCAATTTGGTCAAACTTGATTTTGATCTGACAAATTGCATCGATTACGATGAACCGTGCGACTATTCTTGTGGTTATGACTATGAGTATTGCTGGGACGATGGCTGGACGGAGCTGATCGGCGAACCACCAAACCATCGCTGGTGTCATTGCCATAAAAATTGTTGGGACTACTTTGTCGCCCATAATCCTTACACAATTTCTTTGACCTCTGACGGTGCGGATTCCTGGAAGTGCACGGGTACTACTGGAAAATTATTTGTTTTTACTGGTGGAGGTACTGATTTTTTTATTGAGGTTAAAGTATCTATAGCTTGTACTTATGGCTTCAGGGCAAAATTGGGGGTATCAGTAGTAGCATGGCAAAATGATACGGAGGTATGGTCCCCCTGGTCATTAGTGGTAGAAGACCTAAATTGCTCGACTATTTGGGCAACCCACGATGATGGGGAGACGGCTTGTAGTGGTTCAACTCCATATTGCGACCCAGGGGTGTGGGGTTCGGTGACGGTAAGTAATGAATCATAGATAGAATGGGACATAAGGTTAAAATAGCCAAAAATGGTAATATAGTCATTACCGCCTGTAAATACAGTGATATGAGCTATGAAGCCGCCCGGAAAAAAGGGAATGAGTTAAGAAAAGAATGGGAGAAGACTCATCAAAAAATTGAGTGTGTATCTGAAAAAGAAAAATACCGCCGCCTCTGTCGGGCAATATGTAATGAATGCGAACCGCATGAATTTTGCAATATGAAAAGATTACCCTGCAAGACCGGATTGATTGAAAAAGGATATTTTTGTAAAGAAAACAAATGGCCGCCGTACGAACAACAGGTCTTAGCTAATCCTGCCAACCGTCGGTAAACCCACCAGTGGCCAGCTCGGGAGCTGGTGGGTCAATACCGACGGCCGGTGAGCTCAGGGCGTTAATGTCGGGGTCATATTCTTCAGGGGCCAGGTTGGCATAAAAGCTCACCGTAGTCGAGACTTTAGAATGCCCCAGCCAGGCGGAGATTTTATATATCGAGACCCCCCGCTGGGCCAGAATCGAGGCGAAAGTGTGGCGAAAAGTATGCCAGCCGACAATCATCGGCATCCGTGATTTGACCTCCTCGATCTTGCGATCCCAGTGCCTCTGGCCGTGGGCAACTCCTTTCCGGTTGGGCCAAACAAGGCCCGCCGGCTGGGTCAGGAACCGCAGCTCATTGACTAATTCATCGGCGATCGACACCGTCCGGGTTTTACCACCTTTGCCTTTGACCACCGTCAATATCTTGCGTGTCAAATCGAGGTGCTCCCAACGCAAGACCGCCAACTCCGACCGCCTCAGCCCGGTCATGATCGCGGTGTGAACCTCAAAGTAGCAACCATAATATTTGGCCCAGGTCAGGGTCTCGGTCACCTGCTCGGCGTTGAGGTATATCGGCGGGGGGGTAATTATTTTTGGTAACTTAACCCGTCGGGCCGGATTAACGGTCAAATGGCCGCAGTTGATCAGATATTCGCAAAACGAGCTGATTGAGGCGTGCCAGTTATGGATCGTCGCGGGCATAAAATGGCGGCGCTGGGCCAGATCGGCCATAAACATCTGAATCAGCTCGGTAGAAATATCGCCAAAGCGACAGA